CTTCTTATCATAAGTTACCCCGGTGCTTCATAGTGTCCAATATTAAAACCTTCTTTAGTACAAGTTCTGACAGTCTCATCATAACCAAAAGCCTGCAAGTTATCTTCTACATGTTGACATATAGAGGTATTAGTTCCGGGCCATTTGTTTTTATAAAAGTGACATAACTTAGTACATTTAAAATGTGATCTATTTGCTGATATCGGTTTCGGAAAATCGTTTCTTTTTATTTGTTTAAATCTTTTCTCAAGCATGGACAGAAAACTTTTTTGATCGCTTTCATCAAAACACATGCTAAACGGGCCACCATCTCTTATATAAAATATAGACATAATTGACTGTTTATAATCGGGAAACAGGTTGGTTATAGCGTAGTTATATAGTAGTAACTGTGGATCGACGCAAAGTTTTTCATATGTCTTCTCTTCACCTGTTGCCCAATTTAATCGTCTTCCTGTCTTCCAATCTATTACTTCAATTATACCATCATCGACTTCTGTTACAAGGTCTATTGTTCCTTTAATGGCTAACCTGCCATCTATCTTTTTACCATCTGGCAGCGTGTATTTATACTTTGCCCAATCTTCCATAATGGGAACATCGAACTGTGGTTCAGCCGCTACTATTTTTCTGTTTCTAGGATCAAATTGAGCATCATTATATTCCAGCGCAGTCTTAACTAAATCCCTACAGAATGACAAGTCTTTTGGTGTGTAGTCATGAACACAATTACTGCTATAGTATTCATAGCTTCTTTTTAGTAACTTTTCAACGAATGTTTTAGTATACAAAGAGTTTGGTGTGAAATTAATTTTTTCAAGAGCATCATCCACCACGCTTAAACTCTTTTTACCTTCGTTGTCTTGTAGTTTCTTTTTGCAGCTAGCAAGGCATTCCATTACCTTATGTACAATAGTACCAAGCTGCGCTTTTTTGCCAGATACGCTTTCCTGACCTAACACATAGGTTATAAAAAACTGCATTTGACAATATTCATAGTTATTGTAACTAGAACTTCTAATGTATGTTACTAGCATATTTATCCTTTTATTTTGTGAATACCGCCAACAATTTCTGGTTCTTGCTGTGGCGATTTGTGTTGGAGTTTGTCTGGGGTTATTTCTTCTCCTAGCCATCCCCATTCTTCAAAGGTTTGCATAATCTTAATATTAGTCTCATGTATAGTCAGATTATTATTATCTATAACTTTATCAAAGTTGCTATAATTCTTTAACTGTGATTCACTAGAATGATTATCTTCATATAGACTCCTTGTAAGATAGATGACTTTCCCAGACGCTCTTTGTATGGCTTCCACTTCGTTAGGGAATCTGCAATCATCTATGATAGCTAAAAGTGGCTGTTCTATAGAAATGTCTCTGGTTAATTTTTCGTGCCATACGTCATCATATATTTTTCTAAATACATCAGTACCAACGAATTGTAAAAACTCTCTATGTGTCATTCTTCCGGGTTCATGATATTTTAGTGTCCCTGAATCTAGAAGTTTTTTTATATCCTTATTTTTAAGTAGCGCCTTATCGGTAATTACAGACGGCATATCCTCCCATCTAAAAAATGTTTTTGAATTTTTAAGAATGTTATCACCAAACACATTTTCACGCGACAAAGCAAAAAGCTCTGTTGAAATTTCCTTGAGGGGTTTAGCGAAAGAGTAAGACTTAACATAAGGCCACATGCTATATGCGGCCCATTGTGCAAATTCTTCGTCGTCCCTAGATACGTCAAGAAATCCACTAGATTCAACTTCTTCTCCATTATCATCAATATTGATGCTTTTTATAACTAGTTTTCCTTCTGTAGTAATATCAAATCCGCTGACAGCGCCATTGCATCTAAGTTGATAACCATGTAAAAAATTAGATGAAGTTGTTTTTCCAGATTGTTTGCTACCAGCAAACGCCAATATTCGACTTGTCATTTGTATGCTACTCCTTGTAATTGAGGATCTAGTTCTTCGTGTATTTGTTCTATCGTCATATCTCCAACATCTTTAGTTGATATAGACGGTCTGTAATAATTAAATCTTCTGCCGCACTTTTTTACTATCTGTTTGTACGCCTTCTCACCAGCTTCATCTGAGTCAGTCAAAACAATAACATTTAATGCGCCACTTTCCTCTAAAATTAAAAGCTGATCATCACTTACACTACAGCCAAATATACCAACAGTTTGTTTATATCCAGCCTCATGCATTCTCCATACGTCACCCTGACCTTCCACTAATATTACTGATTGGGTTCTTTTTATATTGTCTTTAGCCATATGCAGACCATAGAATATGGATTTTTTAAATCCCTTACTGTATAGCCATTTAGGTTTTACCTCATTACCAAGCGCTCTACCCGCACATCCTACATATTTAAAATCTTCATCATATATCGGAACTACCACCCTATTGCTCATTTGTTTATTCTCTTCTTCGCAAAGTCCGACATCAAAATTTTCTAAAGTTTCTTCTAGAAACCCTCTATTGAGATAGTATTTAGATGGTATTTTTAACTTAGATCTAATTTGATCTCTACTTATATCTGTTTCTATTTTTTGTGGTTTCTTAGAGAAGATCTCCATAACGTCCAGTTTTTTACTGACAATGTTATCGCCCATATTTTGAATATTTTCACCTAAAAAATCTAAGCAAAACGTTGCCGCCTCAGACATGCTTACAGATTTGTTTCTTCTATGCGACAACACTCCACGCACAAATCCTAAAATATTTTTTTTGTACTCGTCTTCACAATGATGAGTCCAGCATTGCCACACGCCAATGTTAAATAAGCTGCATCCTTCAGGATTATCGCCACCATGAATAGGGCAAGGAAAAGAAAACCTATTAGGATACTCAATTACATCCTCTATTTCTAATGCCTCCAGTAAGTTGGGTATTGCTGGAACCATTCTTTCGCAAATATCACGCAATTGATTCTGTGTCAATGTCTTCATCTATCTCAAAGCCTTCTTGGTTAAGCTGATTTCCAGCGTGTATCTCATTCCTAGTTCTACCCTCTTCTATCTTGCCTAAAGAGCCAAACATTTTGACACTTATGTAGTCACCATCGTCTAGCCCTGAACCATGTCTAGCAACTACAGGTACAAGCTTCCTATTTCCATTCTCTATATTGTCTTCTGCTATTTCTTCCTCTGACTTTAACTTAAATATTGAAAAGCTAGTACATAGCCAAATAAGCCTATCTGACCCAGATACTACATCAGTAGATTCTCTAGTAATCCCATCTCTATTTAGCTGTACAAAACTGAGACATGGCACATCATATTTTACGCAAAAGTTGTGAAGTTTAGTTATTTGAAAGCCTAGCACTTGATACTCCTGCATGGCGTTACTGATGCTCTCAGAACCCATTAGTTTTAAATAATCGTATACAATAAGGCAGTCTTTTGTTCTACCGTTCTCGTCAAAACCAACGTACTGATATATCCATTTTCTCATAATAGAAAGTATATTTTCAAAAGGTTGACCAGCGATACTAATATAATGATATGGTATATCTTTAAGTTGCTCTGCTGCTTTAGCTATCTTCTCTTTCTGTATCTCTTGTTCTGAAAATTTGCCTGTTGATATGTTATTAATTTCTACATCACTCAGGTTGGCTAACATCCTATTTAGATGATCCTCTTTAGACATTTCTGTATCCAGCATTAAAACTGGAATATTAAGATTTTTAGCCACATTCAAAGCAACAGCATCGCCAAACATAGATTTACCCACTTTTGGCCTAGCTGCTATTAGATCAACACATTTTCTTCTTAGTCCCCCACCTATGGATACATCATATCTTTCAAAGCCTGTTGGTATACCTGAAAAATCTGATGGGTTTTCACACAAATAGTTAATATATTCGTCTACACCATCTCCTATCATCTCAGTTTTTTTACCGGAAGATTGATATATATCTGTGGTAGCATCTAAGATTGGTTCTTCAACCTTTGCAACTATATCCATCACATCTTCATCGCCGTTTACAGCATTCATTTCTTTGGCGCACGTAGATAGTGTTTTTTTCAAATCTCTTGCTAGTTTTAGTTTTGTTATTTTAGCTGCATGAGTACCAACATTTTCTTTGTGTATCGGAAAATTAAATAGAGATCTGATAAACCCAATTTCGTCCTTAGTGTTAACCTGATCGGAAACACCTATATCATTGGCTGATGCCAGTATAGAAGTAAGATCAACCTTAGAGTTTTTATTTATCACATCTTTAACGCACCTAAACAGTATTTGATTCATACTATCATTGAAGTGGTCAACATCAACAAAATCTATATCCAGATATACATCAAGACCATATTGACACAAACCA